TTCTCTAAGGATCATGATGTATTTATGCTGCCGGTGGCGTAGCTGGTGCCGGAGCAACTGCTGTTGGACCTAATCCAAGATCTTCGCCGCCCAAGTCATCTTCCATGTCATCTGGTGGTGAAAGGTCGCCTGCGGCTCCTAAGTCGCCTTCAATGCCTGCGGCACTTAGTCCTGCGCTACGTAACTCACCTGCCGCATCTGTATAGGTTGGCTGACCTTTGCCATTTTCTTCTGCCCACATGCGTTCGTTTTCTGCCACATCCTCGTCTGTTAAGCCTAGGAAACGCTTTAAAGCAAAACGCTTGCTCATGTATGGCACTGTTTGGATTGTGTTAAATGTATTAATACGTTCAGCATCCAACGCACTTTGACGTGTGCTGGCAAAGTTTAATGGTGGATTAAACTTTAATTCAAACAAGTTTGCGTCAATGTTGACGCCTCTTGAATGCATGTACAACTTGAATTCTTCATCAAATACTGCGGTTACAAGCGATTGTAAACGCTCACAGTACTTGTTGAAACGCAGTTCTTGAATGTATGCTGTGCCAACGCGACCGTCATTATATGATGCTTGGCTATCATCTGCGCCCGTTGGCAGATAGCTTGATGGAATTCTTAAACCGCGGAACAATTTATTAGTAAAATACTTCAAATCGTCAATCTCGCCAAGGTTTGTACCGCCTGGCAATGTATCAACTTTACTTCCACGTCCATCTGCTGTCATAGGAAAGAAGTAATCTTCGTTGATGCTTAATGGATTGTAAGCTGAGTCAATAACATTTTGACCACCACCTGTTTGACTTGGAATACGGCGTTGATGTATTTCGTTTTTAACACGTTCTACGAATGCCATAGCCATGTGACTTGGCATGTTGCCCACGTCAATGTGAAAAATTCTACGCTCAGGAGCACGTTGTATACGATAGATTAAGATAGCATCTTCAAGCAATTCTTTCTGCTTGTAGACTTTAAAAATATTTTCAAGTAAGCTGTTACCAAACGGATAGTTATTGTCTAATCCTTCGCTAACGCTAAGGTGTATCACATGTTCTGCGCCCACTGCGTGTTCTGATTCTGTTGTACCAAAACGACTGCTGTTGCCGCCAGCATAAGGACTTTGTGTGCCTTTGCTTGCTTGGCCAGCGCCAAGATAACCGCCAGAGCCGCTTAGTCCGCCGCTGCCTTGTCTTGGGTTAATATTGGGAGTAATCTGTGTTGCTACCAGATCCATAAGGTTAGGAGCAATGTCTTTGATCACATACTGTTCTGGTTTCTTACCATCACTTTCATTTACAATAATTTTTGTAACTTTGCTTGGATCAACATAAGTCCACTTTTGTGTTTCTGGATCACGGATAAAGAAAGCATCTCCAAATTTGAACACATTACGTAATATACGGAAAATTCTTGTGTCAAACTTTTGTAGTTTAGTCCACTGTTGCAAGTACTCGCCTAAGATTTTAATTTCAGTGTTGGTAGCTTTGTGACGCCATTGTACGCTGAACGGAGTTTTGCCGTCTTTGTTTTTTTGTGTACAAAATTCTGCTAGAATGTCTAATGCGGCATTAACTTCTGGGTCACTATCCATAACTTCGTATTGCTGATAACGCTCAACACGATTTGGACTGCCAGTGTAAACATCTGGTAGATAACTAGAATAGTTTGTTTTAGCAGGGCCAGCCTTAGCTGACGCTATTCCGTTAATCGGACTAACGTTGCCGCCAACGGGTACTGGTGTAAAATACTTCTTCCATGACATAATTATTGATCCTTAGGCAATCATGTTGCCGCCTGAAGTTCTAACAGCCTTAACATTGGCTGATGAACCGTCGACAACCGCCGTAATTAGTTCTCTCACTTGTGTATTTAACTGTTGAACGTGCTTAATCAGCTCATTACTGGCAGTATTATCCTGTGGCATTTGTGGTAATTGTTTTGGTAAAGCAGACGTTACACGAGTCATTGCTTGTTCTAATTGGTCCGCTGTTAGCGTACTGCTTTTCAAATCTGCTATCTTACTGCGCATTTCAGATTGTAAACTTGAAGTAGCATTGCGCAAATCTGTATCAGCTTCGCCAAATAAACTTCTCAAGTGTTTGTTAGACAGTAAGTTGCTGTCTTTGTTAAACGATCCAATTTCAGGACCAACTTCGCCTACTAGATAAGGCATATTACCAAACATTCCGCCGCCTTCAGCTTTTGGCTTGGCACTGTTTATATCTGCCTGAACCCGAGGGCTAACTTTTGTAGTGTCAACAGGATTTGGATTTATTGTTGCTATAAAATCTTTAAATTTTTCTACGACACCTTCGCGAGTAAGTGGCTCTAATAATTTATTTAATCCTTCAAATTTACTAAAAGAATTTGCTACACTAGTGTTTAATGAGTTAAACCCGGTTGATGCGCCTGCGCTAATATCTTTAAGCAATGCTTCTGTTTTGTTAATAAGGTAGCCAGGTTGGGCCGAGGCCATCGCCGCTTTACGTTTTTCTTCTTCTTCTAAAATACGTTGATGCTGAAGTTGCGCCAATGTTATTTCTGCTTCCTTATTAGCTCTACGTGTTTTATTTTCTTCGTCTAAGTCTCTAGCGGCTTGTTGCATTACTTGCCCAATTTTTAAAGCGTCTCGCTGAACTTCGGCTGCTCCTGCTCCATATGTGCCGCCGCCTGTTGCTAATGAAGCAGACAACTGAAGACCGGCTTTATCGTTAGCAATACGTAACGATTCTGCTCGTGATTCTTCCAGTAAAGCGTTACGTCTTGCTACGTCTTGCTCAGTATTACCTTTAATTTGAGACATTTGCTCTAAAATTCCAGCAAACTTAGGACCCATCTGTGCTATCTTCATGGTATCTTCAGCGTTACGTGCTCCGCCTGTTGAATAAATGGTCAACACGTCTTGAAATCGTTGGCCGTAAGCGCCTAGTGCTGATGTATTTTTTTCATATGCAACTTTTTCTTGTTCTGACATGGCAGCTAAAGCAAGTTCGACTTCTACCTTTTTCATCTGATCTTGTATCTGCTTTTCTTGTTGTTGTCTACTAACTCCAGTTAATCTAGCAATGTTGTCCATCTCAACAGCCATATCCTGAGCTGCCGCATTCACTCGATCACGAACAACTTTATCAGTCATGTCCATGCCGCGGCGATTAACAGCACTGATAAGCAGAACTCTATTCAGTTCTTCAGCGCCGACACCAACCGCATTTAATTGACGGACTGCTGGACTTTCAGAAAATTCTTTGCCTATCATTAAGAATGCTTCAGCGCCTTTCTGGGCGTTACCAGATAGCCCTGCAATCTTTGATCCGCTTTCTCCGATGACTCTTGCAAATTCTGGCAAGCTCATACGAGCACTAACTACATCTTCTGTGAACTTACCTAAGTCGCCACTAAAGTTAACACCACTGCCAGCAACATCATTTAATACTTTATTAATGCCTATAGCACCTTCACCTACTTTAGAGAGTATGTCAGTAAATCCTGACATAATTGGGCCACCAACTGTTTTCAACATGGAACTAATGTCAGCCATTCCCGAGGACATCGAATATGTACCAGTTATTAGTTTAGTACCGCTATCTACAAAAGCATTAGCAAATCCTGAGACTCTAGCGGAAAGGTCATTATTACCTGTCGGAGTGGACGTCTTCAGAGGGCCCGAACCTACTGTTCTATTAAGGGTATCTATTAAGTCTTCAATTTTCTTTTCTAATGACATAAAAATTCTCAGGTAATATGCGTATATAAATACTACGTACATTATATTTATCCGGAGCAAAATATGGCACAAAATCCGTTACAACAGTTTTTTAGACAACCAAAAATATTTGTGGGCTTGCCTAGCGGCGGCATCTATAATAAACCCACAACGATTCAAGGAGAAACAGATCGTATTCCAGTATTTGGAATGACAGGTATGGACGAAATTGTTATGAAAACTCCTGATGCGTTATTATCAGGAGATAGCACAGTAAAGGTAATTCAAAGTTGTTGTCCAACAATTCACGATGCGTGGGACCTTTGTAGTTTAGATATTAATTTAATATTGACCGCTATTAGAATTGCTACGTTCGGCGGCGAACTAGCTGTTACAAATGCTTGCTCAGAATGCCAAACAGTTAACAGTTATGATATAAATTTAAACGCAATTGTCGATCACTATTCAAAATGCAAATATGATAATCGGTTAGTATTAGACGAGTTGACAATTGTTACTAGGCCGTTGACTTATAAACAAAGTTCTAGTTTTGCTTTAAAGAATTTTGAAATGCAACAAAAATTAAAACAACTAGCTAGCATTGAAGAAGAAACTCAACGTAAAGAACTAATGGACAGCATTTTGCAAGATTTAGGTAATTTACGTAATGAGATATTTGCCGCAGGCATTGAAAGTATCGATACCGGTTCTACAATTGTAACTGAACGTGAATTTATACGCGAGTGGCTTGAAAATGTTGATAGATCTGCCATGGAATCAGTAGTGAATCATATAGAGTATAATAGAGATGCTTGGGACACTCCTAAACATCATGTTAAATGTGACAATTGTGGACATGAAGACGACTTAACGTTTGACTTAGACCAAACTAATTTTTTCGTAAACGCCTAATTAGATTATCCGCCTCGGAAATTGAAGAATATCTAGTTGGGCTAGAAAACGAAATAAAAACTTTTAAAGTTGAACTGGCTAGAATTAGCTGGTACATGCGAGGCGGTGTAACGGTACATCAGCTTCTACACGAATATTCAGCCGACGACCGAGACGCTTATTATTCCGTAATTAAAGATAACTTAGAAGCTACTAAAGAATCTGGACTACCGCTAGTTTAAATTTTAGAAATTGTCAGGGCCGGTGGGCAATTTAGGTTTTCCAGTAGCATCATACTGCCAACCAGGAGTGACGTTCGGATATTTTTTATTTGCGTGGGCTTGATCAGCTGCCGCTTTCTCTTTATCTCGTTGAGCCACTGCTTCAGGATTGGTGACTTTTTGAACTTGATCTCTAGCAAGTCCTATAAATTTAGTAGTCCATCCGCCTATTGTATCACGCAGTACTTTTTGGATAGGTTGCATTTCAATATTACCAGCAACATTAACTGGAACATTCATAAAGATATCAGCTACAATTGCCTGCGCAAGTGCTTCTCTACCAAGAGGAGATAAGAGCCAAGTATTAAATGCTATTTGTGCTGTTTGATTTATTGTTTGATATATTGGGCCTAACATCTTCATGCCTAATGGACCAGGCACTGTGCCAAAGAATCCAACAATTTTAGCAATACCCCAACTGCCTATACCTGCGGCGGCAACTTGTCCTACACATTTATTAACCCAATGTTGAGCACTATTTTGAAATCCAGCGTAATCTTGCTTGCCTGATTTATAATCTCGATATTCTACTAAAACATTATAACCACATTCTACCATAGGGGCATAAATGCCTAACTTATAAGTGATAGTAGTAAGAGCTTCCATACCGCCACCAAACACAGCTTTAACGTCATCTGCTTTGGCGCCTATTTTATCAAGACGTTTATTGATCCTAGCAAATATACCAGCTTCGTATTTGTCAGCTTCTTTCAATGCTGCCTTAATCAATGCGTCATCGACGCCAACTGCACGCAGTTCGTACTCACCCATTATCATAATGTCTTCAAGGGGAAGTTTAGTTTTCTTAGCTGCAGCCGCCCACGACTCGGCAATTTCAGCGGCAGTTAATCTACTATGCCCTACTAATCTAGCTAGGTAACCTAGTGCTTTATCAATCTCAGTCGGCACCACCCTATCTAAGATATTTAAGTAAGGTGTTAGTCTGCTTTCGCTAATAATCTGGTAAACTTTCATTTAGTTCTCTCGTGATTGTATATTTATACTGTGTCAAGATGAACTACGTTCATCTGTTCTTCGCTTTCGCTCGAACTTTTCTTTATTTTAACTAGAAGTAATTAGTGCGAAGCACTTTAAATATTATCTAGATTGTGTAGTCACACTTCGCCCTGGCGGGCAAAGTTGTTTTGAACATTATCTGAGTTGAGCAGTTCACTTAGTGTTTGCACTATAAAGTATTGCTACTTAGCTTAGGCGGTCATCCGGTACCTAATCGTGCTGTCTTATATATGACGGCGGCCCGCAAACATACACTAACATGTTTACAGACGTGGGGCGTATTTCCCCTCATTTAGCCTTGAAAATTCCTTTTCCTGTAAATCAAACGGGTTCTTGCGAAGGCATATCCCATCAACGTCCGGTAAAGGATAGTGATTTACATCTCTGCCACCAAGCAGAACTACCTTGCCGTCACACATCAGAACGGATTCAGGGCACTATACTATCGCCAGTGCGGGCTTAATTTGGTGGTTTAGAGCCTAGTTTTCTTGAAGTTTGATTATATGTGAGCCATGGACACGTACTTGAATATGACCGTTATAATAGTCTTTTGATTCCAATACACGTCTACTAAACTGCTCACGAGCCTCTATGTAAGAGCATTCTGATTTGGATTTACAGTAAAATAAGATTTCTCTGGTGAAGTTTTCTGCGCCTAATTCCGCAACATCTTTGCTTAGTTCTGGGCTACTACCGTAGTAGTCACGCCAGTCTGAATCAATTTTGCCACGAATTTTCTTCTTTTTCTTTGTGCCGTTTTTTAGCTTTACTGTTTTATATGTGGTCTTGCTGAATTTAGCAAGTTTTTTGCCTATGTATTTGCGCCCAGAGATGGAGTTAGTTATAAGATACACGAAGCCTACGCAGTCTTCGGGAAGTGTTTCAACAACGGTGTTCTCATAAGTCCAATCCATGCACTATGTATCATGCGGTGCCTTTATGCCTGTGTGTTTTTGAATTGATAATGCTGTTTAATTTTACTATGTAAGTGTTCAGCTATTATTTCTTGCCCACGCTCCAGCGGATGTCCGCCAGCGCCGTAGGTTACGTCTACATGTGGAGTTAGTATTTGACTAATGCTCACATTGTATAAATGATCAGCAACTTTTACTGTATTGCCCAGCTGGTACAAGTGCGGAGCAAAGTCTGGATCCTTAGAATAGTCTTCCATGAGGTTCCAGTTGTGCCTAAATATGTTTGTGCCCAAGTAAGGCACACAGTTTGTTTTTAAAAACGCATCCATGTAAACAAGTTGCTGTAAGTACATGAGTACATCACTGCGATCCGTGCTGTAGTTTTGCCAGATGTCTAATCCTATTTTAGGATTATTGGCCGCCGCAGGCCCAACAAACTCGTGCCAGTGTTCATTTTTTGCATCGTATAATTCAAAACGTTGCATTTGCGTCCAAGCAATAACAGCAAACGGTTTTCGACCTTCGCGTTTTAGATTAGTAAGGTCGGACAATGTAGTACGCATTATGCGCTGGTTGCTCCCGCCAGCCCATGAATTGTTAATTATTGGTAAGTTTAATTGTCGTCCTAGCAATCCCGCCCAGTTGTGTTGCCGTCTATACTTGTCGTGTACAGGATCAAAGTCGTTGGTGATGTCTAATCGACTTTGATTACGCAATTCACTGCCGTAGGCCCACGAGTCACCGTTGATATACAAACAATCTACATCTAAATCAATCATCAGTCTTTCTCTTAGTTTTACGAGCCAGTAACTTGGCTTCTTTTTCTATGCCCCACTCGCGCACAACTGCTCTGCGCTTGGTACATATGGTTCTAATTTCGCTTAATTTTTGACGCAGGCGAATCGCGGAGACTTTAGTACCAGTGTTGATCCACTTCTGGTTAGCTTCAAAGTATTCTCGAAACACTTTTAAAAGTTCAGCATGCAATTCTTCGTCTTGGTTAACCATTCTTAATAGTTTCTAATAATTTGTGATGTTCGTAGCTCTTGATAAACTCTGCTTCGTTGTCAAACTGCTCGCATTGAGCAATAGCTTGTTCTGCCGACCATTTGATACGATAAAGATCTTGCTTACACAGCCATTGAGCATGAGCATTATAATGTTTGCTTTTAGTTGCGCCAACAATACGCCTACACAACTCATACACTTGCTCAACAGTCCATTCCTTAAGCATTAGTCTGTAACCTCAACATCGTTAGCATAGTAAGTAAAGCCATTTTCTTTGATAACTTTCAGCACATTGTTAACACGCCCAATCAATTCATCCTTGTGCGATATTAAGAATATGTTCTTATTACGTTCACGAGCCATCTTTTTAAGTACTGCCAGTGCCGATTCAACACCACTAGCATCTAATCCATTGTCAACTAGCTCATCAACAAACAACAAGTTAATGTTCTGATACAAACTTTCCCATACATCACGGAATGCCCACGACAAACCAAGTATAAGTCTGTTACGTTCGCCTCTAGACAGGTTATCAAAGTCCAAGTCTTGTCCTAGTTGTGTGATTTCCACATTCAAATCGTTCAAGAACGTTACTGTATGCGGTAAACCCATCTTGTCAAGATAGTAAGTCAGTCGATTATTCAAGTAAGCAAGGTTCTGATCAATAATCTTCTTACGGATAAAGCTGTCTTTACTTGTAAGTAACTTGAGTAAGAACTCTTGATGCTCTTTGAGAGTATTAAG